GAGATGCAGACCGAAGCTCGGCATGTGGTAGTGAGGCGAGTACAAATACCAGTTTGGCTGTGTCGTCGCGAGCATCCACTGAGCGTCAGCGATGCTCTTACCGGCTGGCGCTAGCGATCCGTCCTGTGTCTGGTACGTGTAAAACCCTGCTTGCGATGTCTGACCAAAGGCTGATGCGTACTCAGCATCAAAGGCGGCGCGAAGGGTCAGCATGTTTGCGATCCATGCAGTGTTATCGACGCCTACATCCGCTTCGCCTTGCAGATAGAACGTGCCACCGGCTTGCACAGTGCGACCAGCAGCCGCTGCCATCGTATCGGCACAGGCTACAAGCACACGGTTCCAAACATTCGACGCGACTCCACCTGGGCCAGGAGTATTTGTGGCCGTGGCACTAGACGGCAGTAGACCACCTAGACCAAAGCCAGGTTGTCCTAGTGCATTGGAGATAAATGCAAAACTCGTGTCGTTCGTCTTGCGTTCGTAAACGTTTAAGAGCAGCTTGGCAAAATTGCAAATACCTGCACAGCCCGTCTCACCAGTGATGTTAGTCGACACTTCGATCAGTGGGTTAAGGTTTGCGTTGTTGAGCGGTGATCCATTGTTGCCATCAAAGGCCGGTCGGTCGCCGAGCATCAGGTTCCCGAACATTGACGTGATGGAACGCGCCACTACCGTTTGATAGCCGGTGCTCAAAGATTGTCCATAGCTAAACATCGTGACGAGCTGACTGACGATTGTCGTTAGGTCAGGGTTATAGCTGCCACGAACACCATCGCTGTAGCTGACGCAGGTTGCATTCAATCGAGCGATGGTTGCGGGGAGCAAGTACATGGGATCAAACAGCGGAGACTTGCCATTCTGCAAAATGCCAACTTGAAACCCTACTGAGTCCTCAAGAAACAAGTCGGGCAAACCATCGGGTTTAACGCCGGTTGCGTTCAGAGAGGCAACTTCAGACTCCAGATTTTCGATGCGGCCCTCAATCGGCGTGAACGTACCGGTGGCGTAATCAAACAGCTTCACATACCATCCAGCACCGTCGATGACATACAGACCATCTGCTTTTTCGAGAACATTCTGTGATGCAAGCTCACCATACAACACGGGAGCATTCGCCACATTCTGGTAGATGTCGAAGGCTTGGCCAGGTGTTGACGATGGAACTAGGTAATAGCCTCCGACCGCAGCACCAGTACCGGCTGCTGCACCTGCGGCAGCGGTCGGATAGATCGGGATGCCCACAATGCCAGATGCGCCTTGCGGCCCCTCAGGCCCCGGCACTCCCTGGACACCTTGCGCCCCTTGAGCCGCGACGACCAGCACGTTCCATTCAGATGGGTTCGTGTCCGGTTCAAGGCCAGTCACACCATCGGCTATGCAGATATAGCTAGATGTACCGAACGTCACAACGTCGTATGCGTTGTAAGTCACCGTGGGACTGTAGCTGTTGCGCCACGTAAAACCTTGGCCGGTTGCGCCGGTCGCGCCAGCCGGACCCGGCGTTCCTTCGCCACCCTGGACGAGCAGTCCCCACGCGGCGGGATTACTCCCCGGCACAACATACGTGTTGATGTCTGTCGCTACGTAGCCCGACCCATCGTAGGAGACGACGTCTCCCACTTGATACGTGTTCGTGTTCGTCCAGGCACCGCGCCAGCTCAATCCCATTATTGATAACTCCTCTTCGATATCTACTAAGGGGTTGCATAGCACTTACTGAAGACGGGTTGCACCTCATGCGCTGCGCTTCGGCGGGAGGGTAACTCCGTTCGCAGCAGCGTAGGCTTCCATTGCCGCCTGGTTCGTGTTCAGCGTCGCGATGGCGGCGTCTATGTGCGTGGTTCGATCCGCCGAGGAAGTCGTCACGGGGATGCTCACCATCAGGTTCGTTCCATAGTCATCGGTGACGGTTACAGATTCGATGCCGTGACTCGGTAGCAGTTTTGATGCGGTTACAGTTGCGGACATGATGCAATTTCCTTTTAGTCGGGGGATGGTAGATCGGGCAGTGCAGGTGGGGCTGGGCGCGATGGGTTATAGCCGCCGCCACCGCCGCCGGTCGAGACGGCTGTTGCAGTCGCGACAGTCAAGGTTCCCAGCAGGATGTAGAAGTCATTCAGCGTGTTCTGGTAGTCAGCAGCAGAGATGAAAACGTAGGCGCTGTTCTGCGTATCGAAGACGACGTAGCCAACCCCGGTTGCTGGGTCGAGACCGACTATGCTTCCAGCTGCGATGCTCCGGGTCGTGCTTCCCACCTGATACGACCACGACGTTCCAATTCCGGCGGGGCCATATATGTCGATTCTCGACGTATGGAGGACGCCGTTGTACGAGCTGCTGAGGATCGCATTGTTCGCGGCGTTCGCTGCAACGTTCGGCGGTAGGTTCGTCGAGAACACGAGGCCGGTCGATGCGTCCACCGTCGCGGTGTTCCCCGTGCCGATCGTAAAGGTCGTCGCAGTCAGATTCGACAGTGGCTGTGCGTTGTTGCCAAAGCTGTTCACCGCTTGGAACTTGAAGTAGACGGTCTTGCCTTCCCAGGTTGGGTCGTACTGGTATCTATATACAGAGCTATCTAGACGCAGGAAGTCGGAGCCCGCTGCGTGAGAGCTGATCGGGGTTCCCATCTGTCCGCGCCGGATGTACGTGCCGAGTGTGTACGTGTTCTGAGCGGTAAGCGCGGCTGCGCTGTAGGAGATGACCTCGCCATCCACCCAGCACATCATCGTGTCGTTATCAGCAGCCGTGGTCGTACCGGCGGTGAGCGGCGGGCAGTTCTCCGCAAGCTGAACGATCAAGGAGTTCGCCGTGTCAGGGTCGGAGCCCGCTGCGAACGTCGCAGCCGTTCTGCCGATGATGGAGGGCGTTCCGAGCTGCGTCACCTTCACGTAAGTCTGGTTATCTTGGGACACCCATACATTCGTCGCGCCATAGTTCGCCCCGGTGCCGCACGCACCGATCCAGATCTCGTTGCCGGTATATCCCGTCAGTCGTCCGGTGGCCTCGAACAGGACAACCTCAGACGTTCCGGGATCGGCCATGGTGTTGACGACCTGCTCTGCCTGGCTGATTTGTTTGTTGTAGATGGTCGCCTGCCCTGAGCCGAACGGGTAATCCTCGGCGGTGATCGAGAGCCCTTCGACGGGATCATCGACGATCTTCGTGATGCGTACCGGTAAGTCACTCACGCCGAGGTTCTCGTTGTTCAACCCCATCGCCCAAACGCTCGTCGTGCTGATCGTCACCACGTCCATCGGTTCGAGGTAGCCGTAGTTAAATGGCAACGCGAAGGTGTACTCGTTGCGGATGTAGGTGCCGCGCTTGAGGCGCATGTTGGCAGCGAACGTCGCGGCGGGGAGCGTAGTGATGTGACCCCAGTCTTGAGGATCTTCGATACGCGAGCCAAAGCGGTTGATCAAAGACTGATCGCTCTCTTGCGTCACTTCCTGCGCATACTGGTTCGCGCGGTTGTGCCACTGCACAGACACAGTGTTGTAAGCGTCCTGCCATGCGGAGCGCTTGATAGTGACCGGGTCGACGCCATCCTTCGCGAGGAAGCATGTGTCGTCGAGCGCCACGACGAACGAGGTGGGCGCGGTCCAGGTGCAGCCATTCGCGGCGATGGAGGTGTCGCCATAGGGGACGAGCTTGAGCAAGCCCTCGGAGAAGAACGCTGCGCACATCCCCGATTCAAGCCACTTCGACATGGTCGACGCGGCGGAGTCCTGCGAGTCGAGAACGGGCGAGATGAAGAAGTTATTCGCTGCGAACCAGTTCCACGCAGTTGAGCCTATCTGCTGTGCGCCCGGGGTTCCGGGTGCTCCCCATGTGCCGCCCGCACCGGTGTCGAGGACAGACGGTGGGAACGGAACAGCGCCGACGCCGAGGCCCCAGGTGGCATCGGTCAGGACGCGACCGAGGCACGTCACAGGGTTGCAGTCGAGGATTCCACCGCCGTAGCCATCGGGTGTGATGACCTCGAATGAATTCTCCTGAGGCTCGGCACCTTCGCCGAGGTCCATGGGCTCGTACAAGAGCGTCGCCACTCCTGAGTATCCTAGCGCCGCGCCGGGATACGAAGACGATAGATAGGAGAATGGAGACTGCCCGATCGTGCCCGCGTTGAGCGTGAAGTCCAGCATCGTGGACTCGTTCTGACCAACGGCGTCAGGGTCGTAGAGTTGGAACGTGATCGTAACCTCAGCGCCAACATCACCGGGCGCGAAGGTGTATGTCGCCGGTGCGGAGCCGCTTTGCGAATAGGTCCCAGTGACTGAGGGCGTGCCGCTCACCTTCGTCAGCGCCTGTCCGAAGTTCGAGCCCGTGCCCGCGTAGGTGACGCCGAGGTCGGCGGAGAACTGTACCGCGCCGCCGACGGCGATCGTGCGACCGGCTGGGACGACATCGTTCTCCTGCTGCTTAACATAGGTGAGCAGGTAGCTGTAGTAGAGAGTGATTGTCTCGCCTTCGTTCGCAGACGAGAAGTGATACGAACCGTCAGCCGGGTTCACGCTGTACGTGCCCGCTGTGAGCGCCGTGCCGTACGGCACCTCGTTGTATGGAACGGAGGATGGGTTCGCCAGCACGGTCGAGGTCGGAGCGCCGTAGTCGTTCGCTGTCGATGTGTACGCGGACGACGGCGACACGCCATAGTTGTTTGTCAGCGATGCTGCGTTCGCGGGCGTGTAGCTATAGGAGGGACCGGCGATGGTGTACTCCGCGCTAGCGGTGGGAGCTGCGAGCCACGACTGCCCAGTCCATACATCGCCGATGCCGAGGATCTCGTTCGCGCACAGCCCCGCGATGACATCAGCGGAGTAGATGTAGTCGCCGCCTTTGCCACCGCCCTTGCCGCCGCCGCCTGTCTTTTTGCTGCCAGCGGAGTTAGCTTCGAACCCATCGATCCAAACGAGTATCTGGTTCGTCTTCGCGCAACCCATCACGACTGTCCATGGATGGCCAAGCTCCGACGAGTTGACCTTTACTCCGAATAGTTTTTCCGGCTGATTGCCGCCGCTCATTAAGCTGCTCAAGATTTTCCTGCCTTGTTGGGTGCTTCACAGAACTCATCGCGAAGTGTGAAGAACAGCTTGTCTGATTTGCGAAAGCGAAGGCGTGAACGCGCGTCACCCGCACGAACACCCGACCCAATCGCGTGGATGAAGTAGTTAGGCCAGGTCTTAACAATCGCCGCGTGACAATAAGCGAGAGAGCCGGTCAGCTTCCAAACGACGACATCGCCGGGCAGAACATCCGCCTCGGGGATCTCACGGAAATAGCGAAGGACGATGTCGATGTACTCCGTCGACGCCTGATGCAGGCCGATGTTGAGGGCGTAGTCGGTCGGCAGCTTGATGTCTGCATCCATGTGACCTGTGGCGATATACACGGCTGCAAGTAACTGGCCACAGTCGACTCCTCCGCCCTTCACGCGCGACCAACCGACATATGGCGTGCCTATCCACGATTCAGCCTCGGTGACTATTGCTTGGCGTTGCTCGTTAGTCAGAGCCATGGCTACACCGCCGCCGAGGAGACAGGAGTGAGAGGCTGCCCGCCGAAGTGAATCTGGTTGCCGAACTTCTGGTTGCAGGTGGTCAGTGATTTGTCACAGCCCTGGATCACGGTGAAGGTGTCGCCGACAGCGGGAGAGATTAGCCAGGGAGCCATGAGCTGTAGGGTGTTCCCGTCATGCAGCTTCACCGACTGTGAAAGCCCCGCGTTCGTGCCGGTGACGCACTTCACGACTCCTTGCGTAAACGCGCCGTTGGCGGCGGTGAACGGTATCGCGGGCGTCATCGACCATTTCGTTGTTCCTGCTGCAGCGGTGAACGCGGTCGTGTAGGTGCTGGCGTCAAGGGAGCAGTTCGTGTCCGCAAAGGACCATGGGCAGTTACTTTGAACGAGGCGTGATGGCACTTGGATGTTAAGCAGATAGAGGTAGTCAGCACACTCGAAGCTGACCTTGTTGCGAGTGATGGAGTCGATCTTCGTGATCTGCCCGACCCACTTTGTCTCGACACCGGCGCTCACATCGCCGTATGCGCCGAAGGGCATGTACACCGTCTGGACTGTGACTTGTGCAGCATCGAAAAGAGAGTTGAGCGCGGCGGAGAGCAAGCCAACATTTAATCCCGGGTATCGGGTCGATTGCTGGGGCACGCACTCTAGCGTCATCGTGTTCGAGCTGAGGCTGAACGACGCTTCTGATGTGATCGAGCCGCGACTCCACACGCCGTACTGGTTCGCATAGAATGTTGTAGTCGCGCCGGTCCAGCCAGCTGTGCCAGTGGGGATGGGGATATCGAACTGTCCACTGGTTGCGTAGATCGCTTGGCCGTTGGGTAGCGCGATAGTGAACAGATCCGCCCGCACACAGTTCTGCGTCGTCTGGAGGAACTCGATCAGGCTGGCGGGCATGAGGCGCTTCATCTACCTAACGGTTAGGTAGTCGTCACACCCCGCCCGGTGCTGCGATCACTCCGTAGGTCGTCGTCGGAGCGAACTCGCTGCTGAACTTAATGCCTTGGATCATCCACTGATCGAGCCCGTTGTTTATCGAGAACGACCGCGTCGCGTCGATCGTGTCTTCGGCGAAGCGACAGAGGAAGTAGAAGCTACCCGTCCACGTCAGCACCGCACCGGCTGCGGGCGCGGCGGCGAACGTGACTACACCAGTGGCCGATATCGACGCGGGTGCGGTGAGAACTCCACTGACGTAGATCAGCGGCTGCCCGTTCAAGGAAGTGTTGAGGTTCTGAATGATGTCGGGATATCCGAAAATGTTGCGGCTGAGCTGGAAGCTTGTCGTCGCTCCATCGCCGACGCCAAACTGCGCACCGCATACGGAATTATCGACGGGATCAGGGAACAGGAACAAGTTCGCTCCGCCTGCCGTCGCCATGTAAGTCCCGAAGAATTTTGCGACGACACTCTTTGCATCCAGCTCCCGCCCGACGACGTGATCCATGTCGAACTCGAAGTCCCAGGTCGGGTACGGCTTCAGGGAGATGGCGGAAGTCAGTCCCGCCGCCGTCTTCTGCTTGACCGTGTTGAAGTTGGGTGTCTTCTTCAGACCGCCCGCCATAGATATGGGAAGGCATGGCATGATCGGGTAGTTAGCCATTACTTGTTAGCCTTTCTGACCATCCCGGAGACGTGGCGCTGGAAGATGGAAGAGTGTTTCGTGAGGACGCGATCGACACCCTCGGCGTCTACCGCGTGGATCTGAGGAGCGAAGTGGATATGTGTATCGCCGCCACCGCCACCGGAGCCGCGATTGCGCTCGGCGGATTCGACGCGGGAGGTGAGCGCCTTGGTGACGACAGTCTCGCCGGGGGTGAGCATCGCAGGAACGGTATCGCCCGAACCTGAGCCAGGGACGAGGCCACCATTAGCGAAGGCCATGACACCCGAGAAAGCGGCAGCTCCAGCGATTGCACCGGCGACGGGTCCGCCCCACGCGGACGCCCACTGATAGCTATTTGCGGCGGCGGTCTTCGCGTCGATGAGCTTCTGCTTATTGCCGGTCATTTCGGCGATGAGCAGATTCTTGATCATGCCTTCGGCCATCTGCTCGCCGGTCTGGCGGAACGCCTGAGCGAGGGATTTGTTCATGACGATGCTGTGAGCTATGTCGGTGGCGATGGCTGAGGTCATTCGGTTCTGCGCGGAGACGGTGTCCTGCGTCTGACGTTGCAGGGCAGCACGCTTCTCTTGCTCCACCTGCATGTCGCCCTTGGTCGTGTCAGCTAGGACCTCGCTGTTCAGCTTCGCGACCGTCTTCGCGTAATCCTTGCTGAACTGATCGAGCAGAGAGATGCGCTTATCGTAGGAAGACTTCTCCTGCGCAGCCAGCACAGCGTTCGCTTGAATCTCGACCTGCAGCACCTGCATGGATGTGAGTCTGCCAAGCGCTTGCAGGTTCTTCGCAGTCTCGATGGCCAGCTTTGCCTGGTTCTGAGCCCCGGTGATGGCCGCCTTCAGCTCTCCGTCGTAACGTTCCTGCGTCGCGGCGATAGCGGCGCGGGCTTCCTCGTTCTTCGCCTCGGTCGGGACGGCGACTCCCTTTGCATTGGCCTCGGCGTTGATCTGCGCGATTGCGTCGGCGTTGGCACGAACATCATTCGCGTACTGAGCGTCCAGCTCTCTAAGCTTCGCTTTGTTACTCTGCGCAGCTTTTGCTTCAGCGTTGTATGCACCATTCTTTGCGTTCAGTTCATCGTTCGCCGCCTGCACGGCAGCGTTGCGTTCAATCTCGATCGCGGCGAGCTTGTGTGCGGAATCGTCGGAAGAACTTTGCTCAGGAGTCTTTTGTGCGGCGAGCGCTGCCTCTGCGTTCGTCTGCGCGAGCTTGTGCATCGCAGCGATGTGCGCATCCGTTCCCGCGAGCAAAATGCGTTGGAGAGCGAGCTGCGCTTCCATCGCTTTGTTGCCTTCTTCTGTGGAACGCTTTGCCTCAGTGAGCTTGGCAGCTTGCTTGTCGTTTGCAGCAGTCTGGGAGATGAGCTGTTGAGCCTGCCCTTGGCGTGTGAGGACATCGACTAACTCATCCTGCGCCATCACCTCCTTGCGCAGAGCTTCCTCGGTCATCACCGTAGGCAGCAAGCCGTCCTTTCTTAGCAGGTTCAGCTTCTCCTGCCACGCGGCCTCTTGCTGTTGTGGAACGGCGGAACCAAACTTAGCCTTCGGGTCGGTGGGTTGACCTTCCTGTACGGCCTTCAGCGCGGCCTGCGCTTCCTTCGCATCCTTCAGCGTTCCTGCGAGAAGGTTTGATGCGCCTGCCTTGTCGCCCGACAGGAGAAGCTTGTCGTATTGATTCGTGAAGTCGGTGAGAGCGTTCTTTGCGCCAGCAGATCCTGAACCGAACTCGTACCAGCTCGTTTTGAGTTGCGCAAAGACCGCGTCCGCAAATCCACTGAACTTACCAAACGTTTCGATCAGCTCATTCAATGACTGGTTGTCGATCAACTGGAGCTGCTTGTGCAGAGCGTCCAGGTGATTCTTGGTGAGTTCATCGACCTTGATCCCGGATTGCAGCAGCTTGTCTTCCAGAGCCAGCATCGCCTGCGAGCCTTCGTTACCAGCCTTGGCGAACTCCTGTCCAGACTCGCGGATCTTCTCTTTCAGTTCCGCATGAGCGGCGATCAGCTTGCCGATGACGCCGATGGCGACGAGGACACCGGCGAACGGGAGCATCGCTTCGAACGCAGCGCCCACCATCGGCATCGTGGAGATCAAGTTGTTGAGGGCGCGGGGCAGACGGATGCCGACAGCGTCCTCAACGAGCATGAGGCTGCCGCGAGCCTTCGCCATCGAGTAGTCGATGCCCTCGCCCGCCGAGTCAGCGCCGCCCTTCAGATCGTCAAGGTCTTTTTTTACCTTGCCCATATCCTCGCGGAACTGCGCTGTCTCCGCCTGCAGCCTGACGATTAATGCACCGACTTCACTCACTGCGATTCCTCTTCCTGGGTTGGCACCAGCGACGGCCAGCACTCGTTAAATAGTTGCTCTGCGTTTGCGGTACCGCTTGCGACCAGGTCGTGGATGACCCTGCGGCGAATCTCCAGCAACCTCGCTCGCGTTGTAGCCATGGGCAAGTTCCCAATCACTTTGCGGATGTACTGCTTCGCCTCGCGTATACGTTCCTTCCGCTTGGCAGATTTCTCGTCACGCACGAAGTCGAAGGCGGAGACGGTGGGGTCGTCGGCTGAGCCGCGATTCACGTTGTAGATCGCTGCTGCTGCCTGAGCGGCGGCGTAGCGCTCGTGACGGATGCGGATGTTGCGACGCTTGCATAGCTCCTGAAACATCGACGGTGTGCAATCGCCAAACTCATCCCACGACATTTGGAACTCGTACCGAGCGAACGCCCACAACTCCTGCCACGTCTCCGGGGGCGACTCTATTCTGTCGTCGTCCCCGTTTGCACGTTTGGGTCGGCAGTTGCACCTGCGTCACCTTCCGCCAGCGTGGCCTTATATGCGTCTACGAGCCCTGGAAACATCTGGTCAAAGATGCGGTCGGAGAGAAGGCGCTGCACATCGGGGTTCAGCATGTCCTTTACTTCGTCGAGAGTGACCTCGGGGTTGAATCTATCGAGCCCACCCCAGACGATTACGGGGAAGTCCTTACCCGACGACAGCTCCTGCCATGCGTCGATACGCTTGATGTCTTTGCCGATCGCGTCTTCGATCTTGGCGATGGCCTTGTAGGTGTAGGCGAGCTTCCAGACCTTTGGTTCATTGCCGTCTTCTGCGTCGAGTACAAGCTTGATGTGCGGGGTGACGCTAGTCTTGATGATGTCGTTCATGACTGTCCTTGAAGTGTGGCGGGCGGGGACAAGCTGCATCCCCGCCCGCAAGTGTTTTAGGCATAGAGCTTCGGACCGCTGATCTTAATTTTGATATCGAGGCGAGCGGGCTTATCCAGCGGAAACGACGGGGTCATGGACTCTACGATCCCCGTGAAGGAGATTGAGTTAGAGCTGCCGTACAGGGCCTTCATCGGTACGGCAGCGCCGGACAAGCGGATAGCTTCCAGTTCGATCTGCGTCGTATCGCCGGGCAAGAAGAACGCCTTCACGTCGAGCGAGCCGGGGTCCTGGGTCGAGCTGATGAAAGTGTCGACGCCGTTCGGGGTCGCCTGCATGGTCGTCTTTTCAGTTGCGACCTTATCGCCATTGAAGGCGAACGAATCGGTTCCCGCGAGGGTCGTGAAGGCGGCTGGACTGGCGACGGAGGCGAACTCAAAGCTGTCGTTAGTTCCAACGATGGGCGTGGGGGTCATGGGGTGTTACTCCTGGGTGGGTGCGTTTGAAGTTTTTTGATTGCGCTTGGCCTTCTGCTTGGCGGCGGGCTTTACGGTGATCGGGTTGATGGCGGTGAAGAATTCGGCGGGCAGTGCAGCACGGGGCACGGCTGGGAACTGTCGGTGAACGCCGAGTTGCTTCGGGTAGCAGGTGGAATCGCTGTGAGCGCGGGCGACGAAGAGGTGCGCAGCGTCGATGGAGTCGAGCTGGTTGTGATTGAGCGCGTTGCGGGAGAAGGGGTAATCCTCGACGCCTGTCTCGGGGAACTTATGCTTCGTCCACCACGCCCGCGTATACATTTGCGAAGAGCCACACGCATATGGAGGATGGTTGCGCCCGGCGGGCTCGTACCAGTACTTGAAAGTGCTGTCGTTGTGGGTGTCGTAGTAGAAGATCGAGTGGAAGCCTGTGACAGCCTTGCCGGTGTCAATCAGACGCTGCACTTGCGTGGCGATGCGATCAGGATGAGACCAATCGTCTTCGTCTATGGAGACACAGACATCGCCCGTCGACAGCGAGGTTCCAAGGTTGCGAAGAGCGCCAACGGCCATGCGGGCGCAGCGGTGATAAACGATGCGGTCGTCGACGGGCAGCAATGACTCGATAGACTCATCGCTGTTGTCGACGATGACTAGCTCAAGCTCACCTTCGTAGCGCTGGGAGAGGAACGCGTTGGCAGCGACGATGAAATAACGGTCGCCACAGCCGACGGGCATGATGCCGCTGACTTTTGGAAGGGTTGTCATTAGTCGCCCTTCCTGTTTTCAAGATCTTGTAGAAGGCCGATGGCTTCGGTGGCGAACACGTTCAGACATTCATCGCGACAGCTCTCCCAGGCATTCCCGAACCAGTGTCTGGCGGGTTGCGTGGCTGTTCCGAACTCCTGAAATGATCCCCAGAAGGCGGGTTTCAGAGGACCGATGGCGATGTCCATGGTGGTCTGGTCGCCATCGCTACCCCATTTCTTCTGCCAGCCGAGCTGTTCTTCAAGGATGCCAACGCCGACTGGGACTGTCTCAGCCATCGCATCGAGCACAACCTGCGCGGCGGGTTCAGCCACGCGGGAGAGATAGCGCTTGGCAGCACGCGGCGTCAGCTCCGTCAGCAGAGTGGAGAGGTCGTTTAGTCCTTCGATTTTGACTGCATCGCTGATGGTTCAAGCCCTCGTCGTTGGGGGGCGAACACTGAAGCGCGGACAAGATGTAAGGGGACAGATGCACCCATCGGGATGATGGGGCGAAAATGACCAGGGCGGTCACATGAATTAGCTGTCGTCGTCTTACCTGTCTTCGTCTTGCAGTGTTCGCCTTGCCAACTACGTAGGGGTTGCATAACTCAAATTAGTCGCGATACCAGACCCGGAACTGGAGATAGGCACCGTAGATAAAACCTTTGCTACCTTCTTCGTAATTCATGTCCCAATCTTTCTCGACGATGATGGAGGACACAACAGTCGCATCCGCATCCGGGAGAGCACCTGTGAAGTCTTCGACCGCGTTGCGGACAAGCTTGGCTATGTTGCGCGAGGTGTAGTAGTCCGAGGCGTAACTCACGACCTGAAACAACGCGTTGCGGAAGTTGATCGAGCCAGCCATCGCATACGTGTCGGAGGTGGCCACGCGGGAAAGGACGAGGGACGGGATTGCCGCGCCTTGAGGGGCGAGAACCCAATACGCTTTCGTCGTGCCGTTTTTGTCGACTCCGACGGCGGCCTTCACGTCCGCGTTAGATGTGATCAGTTGAAAGAGGCCTTGCTCTATCATGAGTTCACCACCGCATCATCGCCGACCCACGTCCAAATAGTTAGCTGAACACGCTGGCCGTCGGGGTCTGAAAACGAGTCGATATTGTGGCGCTGCCCGCGTACGAGGATGTTCATCCCTGTGTCGAGGCTGTATGTTTTCGGGTAGCGGATGATGATCTTGTAGCTGCTGACTGCCTGGATAGTCTGCTGTTTGTCAGCTTCCTTACCGCGCCATTCTGCTACGTTCGCCCATGTCGATGCGACCGTGGTTTCTGGCAGCGGCGTGCCGTCGAGCGCATTACCCGCGCCGGGCTGAACGATCGTGATCTGCGTGTTGTAGTCGGTCGAGCCCGCGTAACGAACGCCTGAAGGTGTCTTTGGGAGCTTCATTACGTGGGTATCCTCATCGAGCGGTAGCTGCCGAGCATCCGGCACAACGTCATCCCAACCTCACTGGTGGGCTCGACGCTCACGACCTGGCGGACCTGCGCGAAGTGGTTGGCGAGGTAGAGCACGGCGAGCTGCAGGCGGGCGGGAACACCGGTTGGGTCATCGCCGTGGCCAGCCCAGTAAGTTACCTGCACGCAGTCCTGGCGACGATCGGTCGGAGGCCAGTGATAACCAACGTTCAGCGTGATCTTGTCAGCGAAGACTGTGTACGAGGCCGGGTTGAGGGTTTGGGTGGTGCCGTCGGGGGCGTTGTATGTGACCGTCACCTCGTCAGTGAGCGGCGAAGACGATGGCACAAGGACGGGGCGACGAACCAGCTCGATGCTGTCGTGGTTGCGATGACCATGCCACCACCAAAAGGTGCTTGCATAGCTGAGGTCGATGTACTCGGTGCGTGGATCTTGCTGCCCTGGGAACGAGTCGAACGTGAGTAGCACCTGTTCATTGAGACAGGCCTGAGCGGCGGTTGTTTCGCACTCGTCTGTTGCCGCCTCGATGAAAAGCTCCATCAGCGCATACTCATCGCTTGATGGGTCAGGCAGGTCGAAGCGCCCGAACGTGGATAGGCGTTCGGGCGTGACGACCGGCTGAGTGCGCGGGGTTAGGATCTTCTCGTACATGCGTCCCTACTTCCGCTTGTTGATTTCGAGTTGAAGGCGGTAAAGGTTGGTAGCGTCGAAGGCCTTCTCGGTGGCGGGTTCGGCAGCGGGCTCTTCAACCTGCGCTATGAGCGTGGACGGCGCGTTGCGGAAGTTAGACAAATCGTATGAATTCGCGATGGCTGCCTTCTCCTTCGAGACCTGCGTTGCGAAGCCCTTCGCGACAGCTTCGTCTGAAGTCATCCATGTCTCAGCGTTCATCATGTCGAGCACAGTTTGCTTGTCGAGGCCTGTCTTTGCGACGTACACATCGGCGATGCTTTCCGTCACGGTATCCAGGGTGTCAGCCAGCTTCCGCATGTCAGCTGCGTCACCCACGCCGATGGACTGCGCAGGGTGGATCATCATCACACTGCCCGCATTCATGACAATGCTGGATCCAGCCATGGCGATGATCGAGGCAGCTGATGCAGCCAGCCCTACGACGTTCACCTTCACGGTCTTGTTGCTCTGAGCGAGGACGTTTCGAATGGCCACGCCCGCGAAGGCGTCGCCGCCGGGGGAGTTGATATTCAGGGTGACGCTCTTAGCGTCCGAGGACTTCAGCGCGTTTGACACCATGCTTTCCGTGATACCGCCGCCGTAGTAGTCGGCCCCGATGGTGTCGTACATGTCCAGGGTCAGTGCGCCTGCGGCGTTGGTGACGTTAAAGAATCGGTTCGTTTGCTTACTCATAAGTAGGGTCATCTCCGGTTGCCAGCGCGATCAGCGCGGCGCGAGCTTGGTCTTCAGTCATGTCGCCGCGTGTGGCGACGTATTTCTCTGCTGCCGAGGTGTCGACGTTCAGCACCTCAGCAACGAACTTCGCGTCAGGGGCGGTCTTCTGTTCCTTGCGAATGACTCGCTCCGCCATCGAGGTCGCGAGTGCGTTGAGTCGCTTCGCTGCCTTCCCGGGCTTCACCGATGGCTTATTCGACGCAGGTGGATCAGTGTTTCCATCGTCGTCGCCCGCTTCGTCAGGCTCGGGAGCGTCAGGCGCGGTGGTCAGCTCATTCGCGTCGTCGGGGTCGGCGGAGGTAGGGGGCTTCTGCCCCGGGATAAAGAACTCACCGTTCACGGGGTCATAGATCGCTCCGTTCGCGGGTCCACAAAGGAAGTCGCCACCCTCGATGGTGTCGCGATCTTCGAGCAATCGTGCTTCGTTGGGCGTCAACTGCCATGACAGGATGAGCGCCGCGTTCGTCTCCGCACGTTCCTTCGGTGATCCGCGAAGGATAATGTCGGCGGAGTGCCTTGCATATAGCGTCGCCCAGTGTTTCCTGGGGATGAGATCGCGGGTGATGCTCTGTTCGATCGCGGTCGTGAACGGCAGCAATGAGGTCGAAAAGTACTCGTCCAAAAATGCGGAACTGGCTGCATACGTGCTGTTTTGCTCACCCATCCCTAGCTTGGTCAACAAAGGCGCACCGCCAAGCAGCCGAACGACCTCTTGCTCGTTCCACTTGCGCGATTCGAGTAGCTGCGACTCCTGAGCGTTAAAGCTCATCTTCTCCCACTTACCGCCTCGGGGGATGATCGAGAACTTCCCCGCGTTGGCGGAGCCTGTGAAATCGCGCTTGAGCTGGTCGACGATCGTCTGACCTTCTGTCTCCGTGATCTCAACATCGTTCGGAAACGAGATGAATCCGCCCATCCCAAGGCCATTCGCGAAGTTGCGACCAGCCGTCTCCTCTGCTGCCATGAGCACCGACAGGCACTCTTTCGCCAAGAGGATGATGGATGAGCCTTCGAGACCAAAGCCTTCAAGGTTATTCACTGACACGTGCCAAATCTGATCTTGTGTGAACTCAGTGGTCCCGCCGCCGCTGGCGTAGCGATACTTGAGCGACGGAGGGTTCGTCGAGCGGTCCCAGTGCGGGGTCATGTTCCACGCGTTCAACGGGATGAGCGCCTGAATTGCACCAGTTTGGTCCGTGATCTTCTGGCAGTAGCAGTTGCAGTTCATGATCAACTGCGAAGCGAGGAACCACCGCATCTGATAACTCGTCTGCCACTGATTGGGGCAGTGCAGCAGCAGCGAGTAGAGAGGGTTGTCGAGCGCGGGGGATGTGCGTTGGCGTCCACCGATCATCGCCGTTTCGCGAAGAACAAGAGGCATCTTAGCGATGTCGTTCGCGAGCATCTTCACAGCGGACAGGAACGCGGCGACGCGCAAGGCAGTCTCCCGCGTCACAGGCTTGCCAGCCGCGCCCGGCAGCCCCACCAGGGCATGAACTAGATCGGCGGATGGGGCTGCGAGCGTGCTGGTTGCGCTGTTGCGAAAGCCTGATTTCAGTCGTGCGAAGAAACTCATCTAACCCTCATCAAGGGGTTAGTTAGCTGCTACACGCGTAGCGCTGTCGTCTTGCTCTGTTTCGAGCCGAGGGTCGTAGCCGTACACAATTCGATGGCTGCCGAGCCGGAGCCCACGATCAACACCGAGCCCATACGAGTGCAGAACTCGCTCCCAGTGAGCCTCTACCTCGTCCTGCCCCGCCTTGACTACGGGTGGTCGACCGCGCTTGAGGCCAGTGATGCCAGCGTCGCGGAGGATCTTGGATATACGCGATTGTGTGAGTTTGAAGTGCAGAGCGATATCGCGCTGCAACATCGAAGGGTTGTTCTTTGCGAAAGCCACGATAAATTCGTGACTTACTTTGCGTCTGCGTCCACGTGTCTCGTTCATTTGCTTGTGACCATCCATAAAGTTTTCTTTGGTTTGGGTTGGTTATCGGGGTGCGTCGCGCGGGCGAGCGCCATAATTAAGGAGGCGGAAAGATCAACCTTTTCCCGCTTGCGGTCGCGGGCGGGCTTCAGGAAGCCGCTGCCCCGTTGCGTGCTCCAGCGGAGGTTGCTCATCTGCCAGCGCATACACGGGTTGTGGGCGTGGGCGAACTCTTTGCGCAGGATCTTGCGCATCAGCTCCTGGCAGGCGGGGTTCATCGACTCGTGTGTCTGCCTCATCGGGACAAGCTTCTGCATGGGGAAGCCTGATTCGCCGAGCATTCGAATCAGTTCCGAGGACCACGCGGCGTCGTACGCGATCTCGCGCAGGTCGAACTGCTTGGTGATCGAGGTGATCTGCTCGGCGATGTAGCGAACGTCGGTGAGATTGCCTTCCGTGGGGACGATGAAGCCATCTTTCGCCCATATGTCGTAGGGGACGCGGTCGCGCTTGCTGCGAGTGGCGATGTCATCCTCGGGGCACCAGCAGAATTCGAGGACCGACCACTTCGTGTCCGCACCGTGGGGTGGGAAGACTAGAACTAGAGCGGACGTGTCGATCTTCGGTGCGAGATCGACGCCACCGAAGCAAGGTCGGCCTGCGAGCGAGGCGATGAGTTCAGCGCGGAGCTGGACCGGGTCGGGGTGCGTGCTGGTCGGGACGATGCAACATTCATCCCAGCTCTCGATTTCGATGGCGGGGTCGGAAACTTCGTCCGTCCAGATGTTGAGGCGATAGCGTTTGTATTCGCCCATCGCGGTCGGCTTTCCCACGGCTTCTTTGTATTGGTTCTGCAGTGCTGACAGCGGAAGGATGGCACCAAGCGACGGGTTCGCCTTGATCCAGTTCCGCTCATCCTTGATGTCATCCTTAGGGTCCAGGCTGAAGATGAAGCCGCACACTTCGTCGTCTTCAGCGATGCCATCGAGGATTCTCTGTATGTACTCGTGCTCACCCCAGCACAGGCTGCTCTTTCCAGCGGATGCGCCTGCGGTCGTGATGCAGAAAAGCATCGGCTGCTTGCGTGTGTCTCCGCCATAGCGCAGGATGGACCAGAGGCTGTCGGTCGACTTCCACCTATGAAGCTCGTCTAGGATCGCTGCTGAAACGACAGCGCCGTCTTGCGAGTCAGAGCCGCGTGTCATGGGGGATAGGCGGGAGTTTGTTTCGGGGGCGTACAAGCTGAGGACCGGCGACTGGCCGTATTTGTTTAGCACTGCTGACAGCTCGGGGTGCTTGTCCCGCATGGCAACTGCTTCATGGAAGCACTCGCGAGCCTGCTTCAGCGCCGTGGCAGCGACGAACACGCGAGCGGATATCTCTCCGTCAGCAATCGTGTGATAGATCGACAGCGGTGCAGCCAAGCCTGTTTTGCCGTTTTTCTTTGCGATTTCGAGATAAACGCGACGGAAGCGGCGCGTCCCGTCGAGGCGCTTCCAGCCATACGAAACGGCTATCACGAACTGCTGCCATGGCATCAGCTTGATGGGCTCAGTCTGAGCCGAGGGGATGCAGAACGACTCGATGAAGTCGATCACGTAGCTCGCAGCGTCGACGTCAAAGTAGATGTCCGTGCGCTGGAGGTCTTTGAGGTGTCGCAACACAGCCTTGCGAATCCATTGACCTACCACGACGGAGCCGTCGAGGACTCCCGCGATATATGCATCGACCGTGGTGTTGATCGTGTTATTTGCGTTCATACCTAAGGGGGCCGAAGTTGCGTTGTTTCTCCGAACAGCACAAAGCCCCGACCGATGAGGGTCGGGGCTTCGCGGTTGAGGCGGAGATTAGCCGTTCGTCGTCAGCATCTGCACAGCTTCTTGAATCAGGCAGCGCTGATCCGTGCGACGGTAGCCGAGGACGGTGGTGGTGCCGTTCAGCGCGCCGATCTGGTCGAGGACCTTAACGCGTACATCGCTGCCGCCACGGTCTCCGATGATCCATCCCTGCGCGAACGACCCGAACAGGACTGCGCCGTTTGACTCGGGCGAAGCCAAGTACGAAGGCATCGCAGTCGAGAAGGCGACGGGGAAGCCGTCGAGGAAGAAGTTCGAGCCTTCGTTGGTGATGTAGGACTGGAACTGATCGATGGCCAGCTGAGCCTTGCGGAGGCGGTTGAACTCACCACGGTTGAACAGGAAGCTCGCGCCAGGGTAGTAGGCAGACTTCAGCGAAGACTCAAGATCGAGAATCGAGTCGATGTTGAGAGCAGCGGTAGACGAGGGTGTCGCGCCGTTCAGGTAACCGAGCGGCTGTCCGGTGCCCGATCCGTTGATAAAGGTCGACTCTTCATATTCGAAGACAGCGCGGGTTAGTTCCTTGGTGAGAAACGCGGTCAGCTGCGGGACATCCTGCATCAGCTCCCAGCTGATCGTGATGTAGTCGCCAGCATTGAATGCGCTCAGCGTCGTCGAGCCAAAGGTGGGGACGTTGTTTGCGAAGGCGTTGCTGGCGGTGGAGTTTGTCTCAGCCTTACCCATCGCGAAAGCCTTCGACGCTTGGTAAGGGTACTTCGTGTCTACCTCGGTGGGAACGACCAGCGACAGCTTACGCGCAGCAGCCTCGATCGTCGCGAGCGTGCGGATGCCGGGGTCGGTTACAGTCGGAAAAAGGAATCCACCGTCGGCAGCCGCGCCACCTTCACCTAGGACTGCGTTGGTGAAGCTGCGCGTCTTCATCGCGTTCCAGAAGGCGTTGCCGTACGCAGCTGTACAGTTCGAGTACTTCGTCGCGGTGCTGGAGGTGCTGGAAGTGATGATCGCGTGCTCGCGAGGCGTGGCGATGACTTCGCGACCCTTGTTAATGGCGGCGAAGCGGGCGATGGTGATGTTGTTTGCGTCGAGTTCCTTAGTGAGGTTCGCAAAGGTGATCTCTTCGTCGGCTGCGAGCTGACGCTTAGCCTCGGAGGCAGAGTTGAGAATGCGCTCCTGCTCGTTCAGGATTTCGGTGTTGCGGGTATGTAGAGCCTTTGGGTCGAGTGCCATGGTGGCGGGGTTCCTGTGGATGATGTTGCCCTGGGGCTCTTTGGAGCTGGATAGGCACACGGCTCACGGCGCGGACTCGACGGAGCCGGACGAAAGCATTCACACAAAGGCTGGACAGTTGTAATTAGCAAACGAGGAAGTTGTAAGAAGCCGCAGCCCGCGATACCCTTGACCTCATCCCAAACGAAGGACGAGGTCATACATGGAGAGCGGAACGATTCTCGCGGCGGTCATTAGTGCAGCTGTCGCAAGCATTGGTGTCACATTGGCGAAGGATGGGAAGGTGTCGGAGTTCCGCCAGCAGTGGATTGACGGTCTTCGCGATGATGTAGCGACCTATATAGCCTTGCTCGTCCGCAAGTATCAGATCAAGAAAGCCCAACGGGAAAAGACATATGCTTATGCCGTCGGTGATGAAGCCGTAAGTGAACGTGCAAATATGGCACTCTATCGAATTGTCTTGCGGCTCGACATCAAACAGCATAAAGATGAGTCGAAGAATAAGAAGCTGCACCACAAGCTCTACACCGTCGTGATCAACGCAAGAACCGTCGCAACAGCGACTCCTAGAGTTTTAGAAGAAGACGTGACGAACGCTATGAAGGCAGTAGAGAGTGCTACTATGGCGGTCCTCGACGAATCATGGGAGCGCGTCAAGTCCGGCGAGACAACCTTTAGGTATGTGCGTTATATCGCGTATGGCGCGCTTGGCCTGTCCCTTGTTCTACTCGGAGCTTTAGGAACATTGAACTGGTATCACAGAAACGACGCATCAATCACGCGGTTTGAAGTAACAAAACCAGTGACGGTGGATCTGCATCAGCCGCAAACAATTCAGCTTCCGATTAACCCGTCACCTGTCGTCCCATCCACTAGCACACGATAGGTGCAACGTATTCGGAGAACTCTGCCGTCACGATCTCGCACACGGGCGCGACGCCGTGCCAGTCGTCGACGTGATAGGTGGTATCCACACCGCATCCAACGGACAAAACGATGCCGGTCTCTTTTAGGAACTTCGAGTGCTTCGCGGATGAACGCTCTTCGTAGCAACGACGTCCGCTGAAGACAAACGGCGCTGAACCTTGGGGGATGATGAAGCAGCCAAAACCCGAGAGCTGAGAGGCGATGTCGATGACCTTGTACTCGAACTCCGAACCCTTGTAACGGGGTGCGGCTCCGTCGTGCTTGATTTTGCCGAATGGCGGATTGCTGATCGAACATTCGAAGCGGCCCAGATCAGCGGGCAGCTCGAACACACTTGCTTGCACCCAGTTCGCGTGCGGCATGATCTTCTTGCCCACTTCGATATAGGCGGGGTTCAGTTCGATCAACGTGAATCGACGTTCATACTCCGCGCGGTCGACGTCGGACTTCCATGCTGTCATGCGATTGCAGACAGCGAACGAAAGACCCCCTATCCCTGCGCAGAGGTCGATCACGCGACCGTGACCGCAAGCGTCGATGGCGAAATCAGCAGCGAGTCCAGGGGGCGTGAAGAACGCCCCCGCGACCGTGTTGTTATTTGTGGCAGCTTCTTGCCAATTCTGCAAGACGAACCACTTGTCGTCGTTCGTCAGGACATCCTTAGCAAGAAGCTCGCAAGCTTTCTCGTGCTGCCGTGCTTCGGGCTTGGTAAGCTTCGCCACTGCGATTACGCGGCCTGGGTGACGTCCGTCTCGACCTCGGCGTACACGCTCTCGATCAAAGGCACAAGCGTCGACATGATCCATGCGAAGAGCGCCTCAACATCGGCCAGCGTCTTTGCATCGCTGGCTAAGTCGAGGCCCTTGCCAGCGGCGTCGGTCACGGCGTCCGCACCGATGGCCTCAGCTTTGGTGACGAGCGTGGTGAGCGCGGTCTTCAGTGCAGGCTGATCCTTGATCGCGGTCGCCAGAACCGACGCGGCCTTCTCAGTCCAGGTGATTGCTTCGTCGATGTATTTCCCATCGACGACGTTAAGGGCGACCTTGCCCGCGTCTTCTACTGCTGCTTCGAACTTGTTCATGCGTGAACCTTCCTACTGCTGTGAGTTTGGGTTGTTGCGCTTGGCGATGAACGCTGCGAGCGTTGATTGTTTGGGTTTCTCGACTGCGACCTTCGAGCGATCAGCGGGGTTAAGCGCGAACTTGCTGGACAGCTGGATCATCTGCGCAGTCTCCGACGCCATCATTTGTGAGCCCGTGTAGAACTTGGTGGCGAGGCGAACGAGCAGCGCGAACATCAGGCGATCGCTCTCGAACAGGACTCCTGGGAGCGCTTGCTTCGCGAGGTCACGCCAGACCTTCTTTTCTTCTTTGGAGAGGAACGGTGGTGCGTTGCCGAGCGGGCGATCCGTCGTTGGCTCGGCGTCGCGACGGCGCGAAGGCTTACCTATAAAAGCTCCTTTGGCATCCTGCACGGCGGTAGGTAGACGATTGCGAGCCATCAATCAGCGGCTGCGTAGCTGGAATTTGAAATTGGAATTTTGTCCGTACGCGAAAAAACGTGCGGCGTCGGGCACCCGGGCGATTCGCCTCAGAGAATCGGGGTGGCACGGGGTATGCCTCGATCGGGGCGGCCCTACCACCGCCCCGCACAGGGTCAAACCTCAATGTTTATGCGGGTAATCTCTTACTGTTAAGACTTCATGTAGCGCTCTCGCAAGCGACGCTGACAGACTTCATCGGGTGTATCCATCGTGATGATCGTGGCTCCTGCATCCTTCATCAGCTCGACGATGACTGCCTTCGGGTTGCTGACTATGAGCCAGCAGGGGTGAGGCGTGTAGCGTGTCGCTTGTATCCAGCTGTCGCGATTCGCCAGCACACACCCAATCGCCTCGGGTAAGCTCTCGTGCAGAGGTAGCCCAGTCAGCTCACTCATCACCACGTCGTAATCCCACGTCAGATCGTTCGCCGCCTTGTTCTGCTCAACGTATGTCGTCTTTCCACTCGCAGCTTGTCCGCACACAACAGTCGTCCGCGATCTGTCGCCTAGATCATCCTTGGTCAGGTTCGTGCCGCCTCGGGCGAATCCCAGCTCGTGCCGAGTCTTGCTCTTGTGGCATCCGCTGCACAGCGAGGTGAGTCGCGACATGGCGAAGAACTCATTGCGACCGAAGGTGTCGATGATGACACGGGCTCTTGGTGTGTGGTCACATTCTGTAGCTGCACGGAACCCACAGGATCTACACAGGTAGCCATCACGTTTGAACACCGCCTGCCGCACCGCTTTCCATCGGGCGGTGCGGTAGAGCTTCCGTACTTCATCATCCGCGCGGAACTGGTCGAAGGTGATGCGGGTGGTGCGGCGATTGTTCGTGTGCTGATGCTGCTGGCAGTACTTAGTGCCGGGGATGACGCGGGATGAACAATCGAGACAGAGACCCTCTGGAGAGCGTGGCATATCTAGTGGTTGAGTAGCTCATCTGTGTAGTGATTCACATTCGCGCCGTCGCTGAACAGGTAGTCATTAAGTAGCTGTCTGTCGCAGTCAGTGAGCGCGGCGGGGTACATGGCGCGAATGTGAAGCATCATCATCCCGTCTGCTGTCTGATGTAGCCCGATCAGACGACCGCTCGGCAGCAATGCGAGCGCGGCAGACGCCTTCTCATGGCAGCGTCGTACGAGCAGATCATCCGCCAGCTTTATGTGCTTGGCGGTCTTGCGCGGGGTATCTAATGCGGGTAGCCTGCGTGGCTCTTGAATCGCGGCGATGTGGTCTTCGGTGCGGAGCAGCTTAGTCTTATTTCGCGAGGCAGCCATGGCTACGCAATCACCATGGCGTCTGGCGACTGAGTCGCGACCTCGGTGGGTGGCGGATCTGCATAGATGAATCTGCGCAGGTCCTTCATCGCGATACTAGCTTCGTGCAGCGCTGAAGTCGCGCACGATTTGTTCTGCTGCGTCTATGTCGATGGCGGGGGGTGCGGCGGGCGTGGTGGTCATGGGTGAATATCCTCACCCATGGTTCCGGTAGTCGCCTTGCTGAACTCACTTGCGAGATATGAACGCCAGCCTCATTACGCGCAGGCAACGTACAGGACGCGGGTGAGGTAGAGATGACCATACGTATCACCGAGGGCGCGGCGGGCTCACGGTGGGCGCGTGGTGCGCGGGAAGGGCCATGGGGGGGGTGCGGCGTTACTGGGGGGGTGTAAATGCTTATTGCTGTTGCTTTTGCTGTTGCTTTTGCTTTTGCTGTTGCTGTTGCTTCTGAGATAGATAGATAGCGCAGCGATAACCTGCAGATGATAGGGCGCAGCCCGCATGATCTTCATCTGGCTCTATCTCTGGCTCTATCTCTGGCTCTATCTCTTCATCTCTATCTTCATCTTCATCTTCATCTTCATCTCTATCTCTATCTCTATCTGCTACAGTTAGCTACAGCAGACTCTAGCTGAGCTTAGCTTAGCTACAGCAGACTCTAGCTGAGCTAGACGTAGCCAAAACGACGCCCCGGTGGATGAACCGAGGCGTCGTCGAATACAGCAGCAGAATTAGGTACTCGATGAATCTGCCCTGGCGCGGACATGGCGCTCATAATCCTTCCTGATTGCCTCGGCGTTCTTCACAAATGAACGTACCAACCCTAAGGGAGTTTTGCAGTTCTTGAATGTCTCCTTCGAGTAGTAAGTGTCAGGTGAAGATAGCCAGTCGAAAAGATCATCTGTATCACACTGCTCCCAACCATCGAGGACGTCTTTGACAGCCTGCACGCACTCGCACCACGCTGAAGGTTTCATTGTCGAGCCTTCGCCGTCCCCGAATCGATCGGAGATCAAATCCTGAATTAAACCCCCGGCTTGCGCGAACTCTGGCTGAAATTGTTTCGTTTCTCCATCAACTATGTCTTCGAACGTAATCGAGACATCGTCGGGGGTTCCGCCCGCAGGCTCGTCGCCTGAGGACTTCGCTGCTTTAGCCTTACCTCCCTTGCTACCGCTGGCCTTACGCTCTTCAGCACGCTGTGACATGTACCCGTGATCAGCATCGAGAATCGGGTGGCTCAGCCATTGCTTCCCTTGCGCGTCATTTGTCTTGACCATTACTGCCAAGACCTTCTCGCGCACCTGCTTCCACTCCTCGATGGAGTCTGCATCTGCGAGAAGCCACAGTTCATCATCGTCGTCAGGGATGAGCGGGCCTGTCGGCAGGTGGAAACTGTTGAGGAGCAGCGGATAAAGGAAGCGCCGATGGACCGGGGACATGCGGGAGATACGCATATCCCCGCGAAATTCTAGCTGACGCCAGCACTGAAACGAGGTGGATCTGTTACTTGCCACGGTTGCCTCCCGTGCGGCTGAGAATGGCGAACGCGAACACGATAGCTTCGCGCTCATCGTTATCGATCGAGCAAGGGACGTTGCGAACGACGTGACGCGCGGCGAGGTAGCCATGCTTGTCGAGGAAGTAAGCGCCGACCTCGACCATCATGGCGCGGTCGAGGTCGGTGGTGCGGTGGGTGTGGCTGGTCATACGAGTCTCCGTTGGGTGCTTCTGTATATGGGGTTCGGTAGTCAATTTCCTGCGTCCGCTTGCGAAATAGCGCGGGCTATCTAGCCCCGACGCGGCGTCGATCGAGCCAGTCAGCGACAGCGGAGCCGTCGAATTTAATGCGGGCCCCGACACGGGTGAAGGGGATGCTTCCCTCACGCACCCAGCCGTACAACGTTTGGTAGTGGATGCCGAGGGTGAGGGCGAGCGCCTTGAGGGGGAGGAGCTTGGCTGAGGTGCGGAGGGTGTTGTCGATGGTCGTGTTCACGGGTGAATCTCCTGTGCCGAGGGCGTCATTGCCCCGGGCGTGTTACTGGGGAAATACTCGTGAGGCATCGTGAGCCTGAGATATTGAAGGAAGGAATCTGTGGAAATCCTTCAGCGTGGTTAAATACGAAAGCCCCGGCTCGTGGCCGGGGCTTGAGGTTCGGGCGGGGCTAGATCAGCTAAACATCGCCGAGGCTGCTGCGTGAGCAGTCTCCAAGGCTGCTTTTATGAGTTTGCACGTGCTGTTGTAGCGCAAGCCCCGGGTGTCTGCACAACGCCCGGTGGAGAATTCATTTATGTAGCGGTCGGCGAGCAAGTAACGATCGAAGACAGGGATGCTCTTGCGCAGTACCTCGACAGCAGCATTGTCAAACGCCTTACCGCAACGTGCGCGGGCGGCGGCGAGCAAGATCACGCAAAGTTCATCGTCAGCGTTGACGAGGTAGTACTGCTCTAAATACTGCTCTAAATCGCTTTCAATCGAAGTCCAAATTTCTGGGCGATCGTAGTCAGGCACTAAGTTGGTGAAGAACAGCCTATTTATAAACCGAGGGCTATGTAGTGGGACAGCTGTGTGATGCAAGTTGTTCTCCTGTGCGCCCGAAGTCGGGCGTCTTTTTGAATGAATACTCACGTTGGAACGTTTCGGCCCATACTCTGATCTACCGAGCCCGCATCCAATCCGTGACGTGGTCTCGCTGCTGAGGTAATACTGCTGAGCCTGCTCTCACCTCAGGTATCGTCGTAACTTTTTGTGAGGGTGCATCAGTAGCTGAACGCGCGAGGCAGTATCTGACGCTCATCTTCTTACCGATGAATTTATGCAGCTTCCCCCGGGCTATGAGCCCGTCGAGGATCGTCTGCACTTCCTGCTGCGATCTCACGACCGATATCTGTTCGACGATGCGTCGCACCGGCGCTGAGCTGCCAGACAAGATTCGAACGATTTCAAGCTCCAGGTCAGCGAGGCCCCGGGTGTCGACCTCGCAAACGTTCGGGAAGGGCTGCGCCTTAACCCGCCGCGCGGCTGAGGGCTGGGGAGCTTGCGGAGCCGGAGCAGGCGGCGGGTCGGGGGTCGGTGGTTGCGCGGTCGCCGCCCTCAGCGCTGGGGCGAACTGAACGGCCTCCAGCGTGACCGACTCGGTCGATACGACGACGTTGGGGCCGAGGCGCGGCGGCGGGAGCTTGACGCGACGGACGGAGCGGGCGAAGGTTGCGGGCAGGGTGATGTGGTTCATGATGCTCTCCTTAGACAAACTGAGAGCGTGATGACCGAAACGATTTCGTCTCGATTTTTGCAAGCAATTTGAAAGCAAGTCCGGGACTTCTGGCACTTCTCTCTCATCTCGCTCTTCAAAAACCCCAGAAAACAGCGTATTTACTGAGGTTTCTAAGGTGCGCTAGGGACCGATCCCGTCTCTGGCCACCACCCTCACATATCCTAATGTCTCCGGACGTAGCTTCCGCCTAGCAACGGCGCGGTTTTCTTGCGAAAATAGTGTCTCCTTATGTATCGCAAGAAATCCTGATATAGCCACTCTGGCGTGGGCATTCTTGGGGGCATTCCGGAAAATCTGCAGGAGACGCTCACACGATGCCCCTTACAGACACGTTCGTGCGGACAGTGAAGCCACAGGCGACCGCTAAGCGGTACTCCGATGAGAAGGCTCTCTATCTCGAGGTATCACCAGCCGGCGGCAAGCTGTGGCGCATGAAGTACCGCTACGCTGACCGTGAGAAGCGCTTGTCGTTCGGGCAGTACCCAGATGTGGGTCTGCGCGATGCGCGAGCGTCGTGATGCAGCGCGCAAGCTGCTGGCTCAGGACATTGATCCAGGAGAGAAGAAGAAGGAGCAGAAGCGCGAGCGGATTGCGCGGGCCGGCAACACATTCGAAGCGACGGCACGAGAGTTCCTGGCCAAACGAACGAAGTGGGCGAAGAGCCACAAGGACCGAGTCGAGCGGATGCTTGAGCGTGACATCTTTCCGAAGGTGGGTCGACGCCCGATCGTCGAACTGCAGGCGACCGAAGTTCTAGCGGCTATGCGTCCGATCGAGGAACGGGCCCCCGACACAGCGAACCGCGCGCTGGGCATCATTGGGCAGATCTTTCGCTACGGCGTTGCCGCTCACAGGTGCCTCTCCGATCCCACCGTGAACCTCCGCGGGGCCCTTGAGCGACCGGAGGCCGGGCACTTCGCAACCACCCTGGACCCCGAGAAGCTTGGTTCAATCCTCCGAGCGTTTGACGGGTACTACGGCACGACGACTGTCAGATGCGCTCTTCGCCTCGCACCTCTGGTTTTTTGTGAGGCCCGGTGAACTGCGCAACGCCGAGTGGTCGGAGTTCGACCTAGCGAAGAAGGAATGGCGCTACGAGATAAAGAAGACCAAGAAGTCGGATGTGCGTGAGCATATAGTGCCGCTATCGACGCAGGCGGTCGGGATTCTCAAAGAGATGAGGGAGACCAGCGGCAACGGGCGCAAGGTCTTCCCCGGAGCCCGCGGCGGAGGACGCCCTCTGAGCGACAACGCGCTGCTGGCGGCCATGAGGCGCATGGAGATACCCGCCGAGGAGATGACCACTCACGGCCTGCGCGCCACCGCGCGCACGCTGCTGGATGAAACTCTCGGCTTCCGAACGGATGTGATCGAGCATCAGCTTGCCCATAGGGTCAAGGATGCGAACGGCGAAGCCTACAACCGCACCAAGCACCTCGCCGAGCGTCACAAGATGATGCAGGCATGGGCTGACTTCCTCGACACGCTCAAGATGAAGGGCGCGGAAGTGATCTCGTTCCCCCGAAGTGCATAAGGTGATCCCATGACCACCAACGCAGTCCCGCCCGTGCTCGATGAAGAGCTTGTTCTGCTGAGGGTGGCGGACGTCGTGCGGCACACTGGCCTGAGCAAGACCGTGGTCTACGCCATGATCGCCGCCCGCGAGATACCCTCGCTGCGCCGCGGCCGGAGCGTTCGGGTTCCCCTGCTGGCACTGCGCCGATGGATCAAAGAGAAAACCATCGATGCCACCCCACTGTAGCTTCCACCCCTCCAGCCGGAGGGGTTTTCTATGCCCTCGTGGACAGCTGGTGGTCCTCGAAATCTTTTCACAATTTCTTGAGCTTGATATTCCAGCTCGGGAGGGGGTGATGGGTATTCCCCTACATATGCTGCTGCGCTGGTATCCAGATGTGTCCTAGCGCCTGCGGCTGTTCATTGTGAGAGGTACCCCATGCAGTTCGACATCGACCGTGTGATCCGCTTCAAAGAGGTCACGACCATCACCGGCTACGCCCGGCCCACCATCTCAAGAAGATCGCCCGCGGGGAATTCCCGGCCCCGTTCAAGCTCGGTGATCGTGCCGTCGGCTGGCGCCGCTCGACCATCGAGCGCTTTATCAGCGAACGCGAGAGCGAGCAGGTCACCGCAACCATCGCTGAAAGACGGGCAGCATGAACAGCCCAGCCTTCAGGTTTTACCCTTCCGACTTCTGGGGATCCCCAGACGTTCAGACTATGACTCTCGAAGAGGTGGGCGCGTACTTCTCCCTCCTCAGCAATGCGTGGCTCAGTGAGCGCCACGGCTATCTCGAAGACGACGACGAACGGCTTCGCCGACTCTCCCGCATGGCGCCAAAGCAGTGGCAGCGTAGCCGTGAGGTTCTCCTTCGTAAGTTCCCGGTCGTCGAAGCGGGCTGGCGCGCGAATCCTCGCATGGTCGTAGAGGCGGAGAAGCAGGTCAGGTTCAACGGAGGCCAGGCCGTGAAGGCCCGCAAGCGCTGGGATAAGGATGCCCGGGCACGTGCTGCGGCATCGGCTGGGAATGCCGGGGAATGCCTTCCGTTTCTGCTTCTGTTTCCGAAGAAGAAGAACCATTACCGGCGCCTTCGGCGTCGGTAGGTCAGCCTGCTATTCGATCGAGCAACGAGAGTCTCAAGAAAGCCCGCGAGGCCGTCGAGCGTGTCTTCAGCTACTACCTGCAGCAGGTCGGCCGTAGCGTCGAGCGGTACGCGCTCACGGAACAGCGCATGAAGAAGGGGATGGCATGCCTGAATGAGTGCTGTCTCCGGTTCGGCAGCATCGAGGAGGCGGAGAATGCTCTCAGGCGGGCCGTCGATGGGCCGACCTCCAGCGTCTTCAACATGGGCAGCAATCCAAGCGGGAAGCAGTGGGTGGACTGGATCGATCACCTCTTCAAGAGCGTGGAGATGATGGAGAAACGCTGGGCTCACCTTGACGAGGGCACGCCTGCGCACCAGGCTTGGGCACCGTCCCGGCGCAGGTATCGCGATGAAGACTATGCAGGAGATGAAGATCATGCAGCTTGATGAGACCCTCATCGCCGCACAGAACGAGCGCGAAATCATCGGCCACATCATCCTGGACGGACAGGAAGCCCTATCGCAGTGCGTGCGCCTCAAACCTGAGATGTTCGGAGTGGTCGCCTATGGCACACTTTTCCGTCGCTTGAGCCAGTTGCTGGACGAGCACGAGACGGTGGACCTCCTGATGATCTGGAACGAGCTGGAGCGGCGCGGTGAGTCAAACTGCGTAGGCGGGGGACTAGCTGAGCTTTGCGACCTGACGAACGGGCTCGCACGAAACTTCGTCGTGACCTACCACGTTGATCGCGTCATTGCGCTCTGGAAGGGTCGCCGCGGTGCAGAGGAATGCAACGCATTTATCCAGAGAGTGGCAGCTCGGGATGACGTGGATGACGCTTTGAGCAGGCTACAGGGATCCGCTCTGGATATACTCGGAGAACACGGCAAGGAAGACGATCCCCATGTCAGCTCCTATCTTGTCGAGGTCCTAGACCGGTGGAAGAACCCTGAGGATCAAGCGACCTTTCCATATGGTCTTCCTGTGCTGGACAACATCACCGGTGGGATGTTCCCCGGCGAGGTCACCGTTATTGGTGCCAGGAACGGGGTGGGCAAGTCGAGCCTTATGGTGCAGGCGCTGGCCGCGTGCAGTCGTGCTGGTATAGCGGTCCACGCGTTCTCACTCGAGATGACCCGGCAAGCGCTACTACACCGCATCTGGTCGATTGAGGCTGACGTTCCCCTGCGAATCTTCCGCTTCCCGAACGAGGCTACTCCACAACAGAAGCGTGGCGTTACTGATGCAGCGATGCGTGTAGGCACCTAGCCGCTCTACATCAACGATGAATCCACGATGACGGTCCAGCAGATCGTATCTCGCGCGCGGGCTACGATACACCGTAAAGGCGTCCGCGTAATCGCCGTGGACTACGCGCAGCGGGTAGGCTCGGACGCGAAAGAGGAGCGGCTCCGGGTGGCACAGGTAAGCTCTGGGCTTACAGCACTCGCTAAGGACACGGGTGTGCACGTGCTGCTGCTGAGCCAGCTCAGGAAGGTGGGGGCCGAGTATCAAGCAAAAGCGCCGACGCTCGCTGATCTCAGGGAGACGTCCGCCCTTGGCGATGACGCGCACTGCGTTTTGCTCCTGCACCGGGGCTGGGACGAAGAGAGTGGTGGGCTCGAGGACGATGGCGAGATCATCATTCCGAAGCAGCGCAGCGGCGTCACAAGTGCGTTCCCTGTCGAGTTTGAGGCCACGACGGGGGTTTTTCGCGACGCTCGCCGCAAGCCATCGATGATGCCCAAGCCGACGATCCGCTATAAGAACTCGGCACAATAGGTCGGGCTCTCCTCGATGCCTCTCGAGGAGAGCCATTCCCTTGCGCTAGGACGGTGTATCTGAGAGGATTCCGCGCAGGAGACTCCGATGCGAAAGATACTGCTATTCCTAGTCGTAGTGACGCTTCTGTATCTCTTCTTTTACAGAAAGGAGCCGAGACCTGAGACTCGCTCCGAGTCAATATCATCAGAGAGCACTGCTCCGAAAGGCACTCGGGAAGATGAATCGACTGCGTCCTCCTACATGCCTACGAGTGACTCGCGCAGTGGGCACCAGGCAGGTTACGAATGGGCGCAAGAAAAAGGGATTGATGATGAGGGTTCATGTGAGGAGGCTGGAGAACGTTCGAACTCTCCGTCCTTCGCCGAAGGCTGCAAGGACTACGTAGAGGAGAATAGATGAGGCAAGGATCTCCCTAATCGACGTCCTCAGGTACGGAGTAGGTCGCGCTGAAGGATATGCGAGGAACGTGCTGGTACTTCACTATAAGATCCAGACACCATGAATCGGCGCCTTCATCTTGGAAGCTGACCTCGAGTAGCTCGCCCTTGTGCGTGAAGACCTCCACGCCGTTGATCGTCACAACATGACGCGAACAGCGTTCGACGACCACTTGGAAATCGCGCGCATCGAAATGCACGGTTGCTGGAGAATCGAACCAGGGGCGCAGCTCCTTCAGCCCATGAAATATCTTCGTCTTCAAGAATTGCTTCTCAACCTCGAGCTTCGTCTTGGTAAGACTGGAAGACCCACTGCGATTTCCGTCAGCTCTGGTCATCGAGCCTCACTTTCGCAGACGACCGTGGAGCAAGACACTTCTGCCTGATCGAAGGTGCCGCCCGACGCATGCGAAACGACACCGGATTTCGCATAGAGCCATCCCATCCGAGTAAGGCCGCATTCACGAACTGGGTGTCACCGACTGTGACCTGCCCCGCAGCCCCGTGAACATGCCCAAACACATGGAGCATGGGAGCAATTCTTTGCACCGCCTCTAACAGCTCCGGGTCTCCCATGTGTTCCTGGCCGGGTGAACGGTCCAGCACCCCTAAGGGCGGGCCATGTGTGATCAGCACGTCTGTGGCAGGCATGTTGCTCCAATGCCTGCTGCGGTCTGCGGGTGAACTAAGCCCGAAGGCTCCCCCATACAGCGGGGTTACCGGCGACCCCCATAGACGCAACCCATCTATCTCAATGGCCTCGTTGATGAGCAAAGTCCCATTAGAAAGCAGGCGGCGGCGTTGCGGGTCAGCCTCGAGGAAGAACTCGTGGTTTCCCGGCACAATGAGCTTATAGGGATGGGGTAGCTCACCGAGCCAATCGTTGAAGTCTTCAATCGCGTCGAGGCTCTTCGAGAACATCGTGAAATCGCCAGCGTGAATCAGGATATCCCCACGCGGTATGTCGATTTCACGGTGCAGTTCATGCGTGTCTGCGAGCAAGACAAGGTCGATGTGATCCAGCATAAATTCCCCTTTGTAAAGCGCCGTTCGATACCAGCGTCCAGGCCAGTTCCACACACCGCCTTCGAAGCGAGCTACCTCAGCAACAGGAGCTGGGGCACGCCGCTGGGAGCTATCCAGACGATCGCATTCTGCCCAAACCTCTTACCCAGCGCTTCCGCATCCTTCTGTGCAGGTCCAAACACCATGAAGCCGGGCTCTGGGGGAACTGTTCCCTCCGGATCTTCGCCGATCGCTCCCAGCACCCGCACCGGCATAACCTCCAGTGCGGCCAGAAGCTCGGTGGACGCTGTCGCGTTCTGGTCGGAAGTCCTCGCTTTGCTGCGTGGGTTATATGCGGTGATGTAGAACGCCCCAGGGCACTGCAACTCGCTTATCAGGCGGGCGGCCGCGAGACAAGCTTCACCGATACGGACAGGCACTCTGTCACTGCCCGAGATGAAGCTGTAGTGGGCAGCGAGGTAAGCAGTGATGAGAGGCGAGGGTATTTCAGACAT